AGTTGCCAAGCTATCAATCGCAACAACTGAGTCATACAAAGATAAAACATCAGGTGAACGTAAGACTATTACGCATTGGCATAAGGTCGTTTGTTTCAATCAACCGCTTGTAAAGATTATCGAGCAGTACGTTAAAAAAGGCTCAAAAGTCATGGTTCAAGGGCAAGTTGAAACACGCTCATGGGACAAGGACGGTCAAAAACAATACATAACAGAAACAGTAATGCGCCCTTATTCAGGCCAGTTAATCATGCTTGATAGCCGTGGAGATAACCAGCAAGCAAGCAGTGCGCCAGTAAGTCAAGCCGATAACGCGCCTGTTGATGAACTTGAGGACATTATCCCCTTTTAGAATGGATTAAAAACTTGACACTGAAATAATGAAAATATGTTTTAAATGTCAAAATAGTAAATCTCTTAAATTTTTCTACAAACATGAAAAGATGAGGGATGGTCACTTAAATAAGTGTATAGAATGCACCAAAAAGGATGTTAATAACAATGATGCAATTTATGACAATACAGAAAAAGGTGTAATTAGGGTTATATACAAAACTCAAAAACGGCATAATAAACTAAGGGGTTTTGGTTGTATGCCTTACTCAAAGGACGAGTTGAGAAAATGGCTTTATGATAATGACTATAAAAGATTTTATAATAAATGGGTTAATAGCGGATATGAAAAAGACAAAAAACCTAGTGTCGATAGGCTTGACACTTTTAAAGGGTACTCTTTTAAAAACATAAAATTAGATACTTGGCTATCAAACAAACAACACCAAACCTTAGACATATTAAACGGTGTTGGGACTGGTGATAAACGATGCAAGCCAACCTATAAAATAGACCATAATGGTGAATTAATTTCTAGCTATGTTTCTTATAGCGCGGCCAGAAGGGATATGGGATACAGCTTAGAATACAGTATTAAAAACAAAACAAAGTGTAGAAATGGATTCTATTGGAAATTTAGATAACGCTACCGATTAAACTATGGGGGTGTGCCTTAATGTTTCCCTTTACGGAGGGATAATGTCTAACAGTAATGCGGTATAGCTCACCCCCACCAATTAAACACTAAGACAAGGCTTCGGCTGAATACATACTAGGGAGTTTTTAAATGACGAGTGAGGCACAAAAAGCAAGAGACGTTGCGATAGAGTTTGAATGTAAGAAGGATGGACTAAAGCAGGTGCAGAGCGGTGATGTTAAACTAACCCTTACCGTTTCACCATTGGATATGCCTAACACTCTGTACAGCGACCCTATGGGGCAAAGATACATAGCTGTGATTGTGCCATTGAATGATGATGAAACACCGAAAGAAACAGTTAAGCCTAAGTCGTTTGCAACATCAGCAAAGATGCTGGCTAAAGATGAGGCGTTTCATTCCTTCTGTAAGAGCGTTGACTATGACGCGTGGCTTTCTGCTTTTATTGATTGGAAAGATAGTGACGAGACTAAAGCAAATTGTTTCATCAGGTATAAATGCCAAGTTGACTCATGCGCCGAACTAATCGAAGGCTCGGAAGCTGGAAAGAAGTTTAAGAAATTACAAGGCGATTACATGTTTTGGAAAGAGAATTAGAGTATCAATAAGTAGTAATTGTGCAGTCTGGCTAGCCCCTGCTCGATGTTGTTAGAAATAAGCCTGAACCCAGATAAGGCTTGTTTCGATTTAAAGGAGTTAACATGTTGAAAACGATTAAGACAGGCATGGATTACATAACATTCATATACACAACGGATATTTGCCATTGCCTACCAGCAAACGATAACGCATTGAGTGCAGAGAAGTTTAACGAGATTAAAGCTGAGATAATGGAAAGCATACATGACTAAAGACGACCAAATAAAAGCGCGTGATGCTGTCATTGCGGAGTTGGTGAGCGTGTTAAATGAATGTTCTGATTATTTTGATGATAGGTCAGACGCAGATTGTGATCAGGACGGTTATATTCCAAACGATGAAATGAAACTATCTCAATCAGTTGATGATGCCCTAACCTCTGCCAAGGCGTTAATGGAGGGTGAGTGATGGGTAAAAAATTGAAAATAGGAGGTAAAGTTTATCGTTACGTTTCTTCATTTCCCTCTGCTGTTTTTTGCTTTGAAATTATAGGAATAAGGCAATATCAGGACACTGAACAATACCATGTTAAATGTTTGTCTTGTAATAACCACCCACCTTGCGAAATGCTTATAGGTTTAGAAGGTAAAGAATTAAGATTTATTCAGTGCTTAAATAATCGTGGTGATGATTATGAAGAAGAACGCGATGAAAGATACTGGCATAATTTTGGTGAGTTGTTTTATATTTCAAAAGAAAAAGCAATATTTGAAAAACTTAATTCCTGCCGTTCTGACCATTTAAAAGAAATTAAAAAAGCAGAGAAGCAGTTAAAATACAGGGAAAACAACCTTATTAAATTAGACGCTGAAATTGACACCTATAATTTACTATTGAACAAGAAGGAAACGCCATGAGCGATGAACAACAAAAGGAGAATATTATGACTGATAAAAAACAAAACACTGGTCACAGCAACACTGGTGACTGGAACACTGGTCACAGCAACACTGGTCACAGGAACACTGGTGACTGGAACACTGGTGGCTGGAACACTGGTGACAACAACACTGGTGACAGCAACACTGGTGACTGGAACACTGGTGACTGGAACACTGGTCACAGCAACACTGGTCACAGGAACACTAGTGACAGGAACACTGGTAACAAGAACACTAGTGACAGGAACACTGGTTACAAGAACACTGGTGACAGGAACACTGGTAGCTGGAACACTGGTGACAGGAACACTGGTGACTGCAACACTGGTGACTGGAACACTTGTGACAAAGAAACAGGTTATTTCAATACGGTAAATCCAACTCACATAAATGTATTTAATAAACCATGCCCTATAGTTATTTGGAATGAAGCAGACAAGCCATCTTTTCTATACTTTAAATTAACTGAATGGATTTTAAAGTCCAACATGACGGATGAAGAAAAAACCGACAATGCGACATTTAAAACAACTGGCGGTTATTTAAAATCATACGGCTATCAAGAGGCTTTTCAAGCGTCATACGCAAAAGCTAGTGACGAGGATAAAGCGTTGTTGCTAAAATTACCTAACTTTGATGCGGAAGTATTTAAGGAAATATCGGGAATTGATGTGACGGTAAAAGCTACTACTTGTGAAGGTAAGATTGTTGAAATTGAAGGTGTTAAATACCAACTAAAAGAGGTTAAGCCATGAGCGATGATAAAACAGCTAATATCGAGGCGGTGGATGCTTTCGAGAAGATATTGACACGATGCCCTCAATTTATGGGTACTGAAACGATGGACGTTCATATTCCATTAGTCCGTCAAGCCCTTGCAACCGCTAAGAAGTTGGGGGAGTAGATGGCTAGAAAGATCATACTGCACTTATGCGCCGATGTCGGAAGTGACACAAAACCATATCAAGATCATCCTGATTACGAGGTTATTTTAATAGGCAAGAATATAGGTGTTGAAAATTATCACCCGCCTGAAAATGTTTATGGAATAATAGCAAACCCTGTATGCACTGAGTTTTCTATTGCCCAAGGATTTCACTTAACAAAAGATTACGCAGCGGGAATGTTTTTAGTTGATCATTGTATACGGATAATAAAAGAAGCTAATCCTACGTTTTGGGCTATAGAAAACCCTGCAAGCGGTAAGTTAAAAGATTTTTTAGGTAATCCAAAATTCACTTATCAGCCGTGGCAGTACGGAAGCCCTTGGACAAAGAAAACAGCGTTATGGGGTGATTTCAAAATACCATTACCTAAATACACCAAATGGGAACAAGTCCCTAAGAATGATAAATTATATATCAGACCAACACGTAAAAAACCATCACTTGCATTTATGCACAAATCAGCAATCAATTTAATTCCTGAATTTTTCTGCTTTAAAGGTAAAATACATGACGACATGGGCTTTAGGTCTTTATGTAGTCAAGGTTTTGCTAATGAATTTTTTAACGCTAACAGATAAACTATAAGGCAACACTATGAATATAATTATAAAATTAATAAAAAAGCACTTTCCTACTTGTTTGTTTAAAGGACACGATTGGGATAATAGATATGGATATGCACTATCCGACCCAACTTTGTGCGACTCTAAGTGCATCAGATGCGGTAAATGGACTAAGTATCATAACTGATTAAATTAAAGGAAATAAAATGACCGATAGCGCGATAGATATAATTGAGAAGGCTTTGCAAACAGTTATTGATAATACTGACTTTGTATTTATAGAGCATGAACACCAAGTAATTGATGCCCTGCAAGCCGTAGCAGAGATTAAAGCTGATAACCTAGTCAAAGAATTAACCCTGCATCGGAAATACCTAGAGCGCAAAGGCGCAACGGATAAATTCGAGCGATACAAGAAAGATATTAGTAATGAATCATAAGCAACCATTAAACATGCCATCAGGCAAGCAACAACGCAAGGAAGTCCTAAGCTGGATACTGACCCAAGCTAAGCGCCTATGCGGTAGAACTGGCTATTGTGAGATTAACAAGCATTACAAGATTGTAGATGTGAGAGTTTTTAAAGTGGAACAACGCCCTCTTGTATGACTGTGTCAAACGGTATTGTGTTTACATTATTCATTTGATGCCTCAATGCTTTCATTTTGTGTAAGAATTTGCTCGGCAGTGCCTTTAGTAAGCCTGTCATCCTTAGATATGAATATAGGTTCACATAAGATGTTTACAGGGGGCTTGGCACACCCAGCGATAGCCAGACATGATAATACTAACAGTCTCGACACCATTTTAGCTCCAACTCTTTTTGTATAGCCTCTTTAGGCATTCTCATTACTTTATACTTAATACGCGCTGTAGTTTTCTCTGCATCTATCCTACTTGCCGTTTCCTGCCCCACACGTGCGTCATAACCTTTTTTATACTGAATGTTACCATAGAAAAAAATAGCCCCTACAATAGCAAGTATAGCTAAAGCAGAGGCTATCAATCTAATGTGGGAGAGAGAGAACATTAATTATTAACTGTAGGCACATAAACCTGCTCTGTAGCGAAGGCGTATAGCACAATAAAGAATACTATTACTATTACACCAATGGCGATTTTCTGCTCGTTATCTTTGATAAACTTTTTCATATTAACTCCTAAATTGTATGCGGTTTTATGGCATCGTTTATTGTGGCACTATTGCCAGCACCTACTATACAGGCGATTAATTCAGCCTTACGCGGTGTAATTACTATGTCAGTATACGAGCCTTTTTGTGCGTTTACAAATATTTCTCGCATTGAGCGTCCTGTTTCATCTATACCTTGGAATAAAGAATGCTCACCATATTTTGTAGAGAGGTATTCAACCATTTTGCTATACATAAGGCAATTAGGCGGTAATCTTGGTTTCTGTATCGAGGGAGGTAACGGCTCTGGGGCTATGGGCGCACCTGATACTTTATCCTCTGCAAATACGCTTGTTGATAATAATGTTAGTCCAATGATTACCGTTTTCATGTTAGCTCCTATGCGTAGGTACGTTGATCTTCGTTCATTTCTACCATTAAGGCCATAATAAATGCCTCAGTGCGTTTAGGCGTTTGACGCGCCCATTTGCTGTTTTTAACTGCTCTGATAACAGCTTTAAAATTACCGTTATTTAATTGCTTGTAGGTATTAGGCCATTTAGAAGGCCAGTTGTTACCAAGTTGGAAGTTTACACTAGTTAGAGCTAAAATGAAATCATATTCAAATTGCCCTATCTCTTGAGCCTGCGCCATCGCCGCTTTAATTGAACGTGATACATCGGATTTAAATAACAATTCAACACGTTCTTTTGATATTTTATTACCAACTCTAAGCTTGTCTTTAGGTAGTACAAGATGCCCTATACCTACGGTAGCCTTGCCAATAGAGTCTTTATATACGACCTGTCTGTAGCCTTCTTCTTTAACCATCTTCTTGCGTACATTCGTAAAGACCTTATCAAACATCTTCTGTTTCTGGGTCTTGGTTGCCACCACGATAGGTAGGCATTCTTTCTTAGGCTTATTCCAATTTCTAAGTGTTTTAAACATCTTTATCATTTCCTTTATCATTCCAAACTGCCCCAAATATATATGATCCTATCACAGCCGTAGATAAAGTAAAAGCACCGCCAACAATAGAAGCCCCAATTACCTCGCTATCATGCCCCTGCATGGTTATATAACCTATAACACCAGCACAGAAACTAAGTGTTATCACAACTAATCTGCGTCTGAATCCCCATGGTTTTTGTCCAGCGTTTCTACATTTAGTCATTTTTAAATAACCTTATGTTGAGAATGTCACTTAATGCGCCTACCACAACGGCGGACGCTATCGCTATCGGCTTCCAATACTTCATTAAGAAGTCCAGCACCCTCATTGTTAGTGACTGGGAGGATTGTTTCAATAAGGATGTTTCTTTCTTGTGCGCTGTCAGTAATGAACCTTTGTTGTCTACCATGATCCTCGATACGAAGAACTCGAAGTCGCCCTGACCCGATAGAGGCGCTCGTGTTACTAATAATATTGCCTTTACTTTTCTTCCGTTTGAAAACTCGTATTTTTTTGGCAATAGATAGAAATCGACTAACCCAGATATGATTAAATTTGCGTTTTTTTCTTCCAGCTCCCTTATGTTTGGTGGCGTAATGTCTTGGAATTTTTTGCCAATCAAGTCCGCTGGCGTCACGCCTAGTAATTTGCAAAATTGAGGGTTGGCAGAACGAAAGGAAAAATCCTTGTTCACTATAGCTATTCCCGAAAAGCTTGGGTCCCATATTGCTTTCCATGCTAGTACGCTTTCTTTATCATTAAGATTGTGTGGCACATTTTATCCTTGGTATTCCTTTTTTGTCAATTATTACGACTAGTTAATTTTGTCCCTATAGAACCGTAATAGTCCCATAGTCACCGCCTGTGGTATTATCAGTAAATCCGCCTAGATCATTAAATACACCGCCAGTTGCCTGACCCCGCGCCCAATATTCCCCATCAGCCGTACAATTTTTAGTCCACATCTTAGATGTTACTGTGCCTGTATAGCTTGAGGCAACTCCAATTTGGAAGCCTACCCTTGATTGTGCCGTCCCTGTATTTGAAGCCACACCAGTCGAACAATTAAGATTAACGGAGTATGCCCCTGAGGTATCCGCGAAGATTGGTGCTGTTGCTACACCATAACAGTTAAGCCTTAGTAAGTTTGCTTCGTTATGGGCCGTGAAAGAATTGTCATTAGTGGCTCCCGAATTACCACAACGCCTTGCAGAGCAGTTATCCTCTAAAACATTAGGCGTATAGCTTTGCGATGTTGTTGCGTGGTTAAATCCATCAGCGTTAACATGGTCACTTGCATGGCAATTAATATAATAACTACTTTTAGTCCCAAGCGTACCAATCAAGTTGGTTGAAAAGTCACTATATCTAATACCACAATTCCTTGCACCCATAATATTAGTATTTATTGCTGAGTGCTCGCATCTAACCGCCGCGCGTCCCCATAACTCTAATCCATCCCAGATAAATTTTTGATTAGTGCCATATACAAACCACATAATACGTTGCTCGTTTAATACTTTCACGTCATTATCGTTTGGCTCTGACCCATCGCTTCTTTTAACTGATACGGAGCTACCATTCTCGTAAAACGAGCCTGCATTAGCTGATACGTTTGCAATAGAAGTTTGCCTTAGCATGTTGATAGGCACTTCATCAATGCCGTTGGATAGGTATTCCCCTGTATGTGTATTGCCTCTATCAACAACACACATAACACTGGCCGCAGTAGCCGTCCAAACTCCTGAATAGGTAGCATCTTCAACCCAAGTTAAACTACGGTATGACTGTGATAAAATTACTGTCCCTGCGCCATCAACGGCCTCAAAACATACATCCTGACCATTTGGCGCTATATTATTCAACCCATCATCAAGGTCGTAAAACCCTGTGCTGATTTTAATTATATTAGCACCTACGTCATATGCTTTTTGAATTGATGCGTAGGCCGTTTCAAGTGTGTTACCGTTGGCGGTATTATCACCACCTTTTTTAACATACTTAATCGTGCCAGTTGGTTTTATAGTTTCAAAGTCAAAATCAGTGGTGAAGCTACCGTTTGCTTGCTCAAACAAAGTAAAGCTAGGTGTCCATCTATCTCTGAATAAGCTAGGTAAATATTGTGTTCTTGGATAACTAACATCACCAGCTAATGCGCCTAGCCTATTTAAACTATCAGTATTGTAATGCACCGTAGCAGGTGCTAGTGGGTCAGTCAGTGTCGCTGTTGTGCCGTTTGATGCTGTAATTCCTTCGCCAGCGGTATATTCTATTTGTGTTTCAGTCCATACTTTAGATTGGCCGTTATTGAAGAATGAAATTTTACCGCTTTCAGCGCTTGTATCTCCATCCAACGTAGTACCAATAGAAAAGTTTCCTGACCTTCCAGTATAAGGCCATTCGTATTGTATGCCACTTTCAATATCAATTCCCAAATCACGCGAAGGGTCTATCATAAACGTGTTGCTTGGCAAGGTTAAATCATCACGCATCGCCGTGCGAGTTTCAACCCATCTTGGATAGATAGAAATATTTTCAGGCGTAGCGCCAAGGTTAGGAATAATACATTTAGCATTAGGTATGTTTAAATCACTACGTAGTAACGGTATGCCTAATTCATAACCAGACACAACCGCCGCCGCCGTACCTGCATGATCTACGGTAGCATCGCCACCAGCATCAGGGAGATAGATTAAATCTATAGGTTCGCCAGTAGCATCCATTAACGTTTTGGCGCGGGTGATAACTTGACCATATCGTGTTGTCATGTCGAATGGGTCAGACGCATTACGTGATGTAAGCCATCCTGTGTTTGTGTTAATCGCAACTGGAATAGTTGATTTACAACCAGAAACAACGGCAATCTTTTTAGTGGGATTTAACGTACCTAATTCAGTGATTAGGCTTTCAGTTATGCCGTAATACATATCCTCATTAATCAAGGTATAGGCGCTTGAACCTGTGTTATTAACAGGCGTTGCATAAACCATCAATTCATTGGTAGCAGGATTTACTTTAAAGAACCGCTCACTATCAAACGTATTAATCTGATTGGTAAATATAGAACTATTATTATAAGCACTTGCCCCGATATTACTAGCGCCAAAAACAAGGACGTTTACGTATAATCTTGGGGCGCTTGGAATCGAACCCCCAGTTACCCCACCTGTTAATCCATTAGTTAATCCATTAGTTAAAGTCATACTACCACCCTGTTATTGGAATGCGTACAGAGAATCCTAATAACTGACCACTTGCGCCAACCACGTTGCCATCAGATACCACAAAGGCAGATGATGCCACACCACCCACGCCAAAATTCACAAAAGCATCACCACCAGTGGCCATTACGCCTAATGTGCTAGTTGTGTTAATATTATAGACGCCAGAACCAACAAACATGACGCTTGGAACTTTGGTGCTATCTACTGTTAACCCTGTAGGTAATGTCATTTGTGCCTCCACCGCCGTGGGTGTTCCAACTTGAAATTTAAAATCAAGCTCAAGTGTATCACCAACCCTGCGCCATCTAGCAACAATATTGCTTGCCGTTCCAAACCCTGTGAAGGTTGGTGTATATATCTCCCAAGAGGTAATATATTGACGAAGAACATCAGCTTTAACCACCCTATTAACGGTGCTTGATACAATATGGGCGAGGGTTGCAAATACTCCACTATTAAACTTATCAATTGAAATTTCGTTATTTAAAATCTTAGTCTGGGTAATTGCATTAGCGTCTATTTCTGAAGATCCTACAGTATCTAAAAAAGCTAACGCACCTAAACTATCACCAGCAGAGTTTAATAACTCCCATCGGGTATTAGCTAAATTATAACGTAATACTAATTCATGACCAACACCCGCTATATCTCCTACTAGAAGAGCGCCACCACCATCTTTAACGATAGTGCGCGCTGTTAGACCATTAGGCGAAAAACTTGGGGTTGTTGAGGTATTAGCACCTATTGCACGTATAAAGCATAACTGACCGTCAACCAGAGCAGTTATCGGAATTGTATAATTAGCCGTAATAACGTTAACCGTTCCAGTGGCCACAACCCAGTTTGTAACGCCATCTTGTACCTGGTCATATCGTGCATAATCTGTGCGATTAGTGGCTAGACCCACCCCTGTATGTTTATAAGTAGCCATGGGCAGTGTAGCGGTTACCGTTGTTTGCCCATCCTTTGTGATACAATTTGATAAGCCAGTAGCTATACCATTTTGCTCTGCGTCCATACGGTCTGCACGAATTTTAATACCGCCCGCCGCATCATTGACCCACGAATAAATTCTCTGAAAAACGCCTGATCCATTAAATGGCATTACCTTACTCCTACATTTTGATTAACTATATTCGTCATTGGGGGAGTTGAATTACTTTGTAACCTCTTAGCTAAACCCTGCGCTTTTGTACTTTTAGCACCAGATTTTACGCCACCAGCTTCTAGGGCTTTTAGTAGCTTTTCAGCTTTACCACGCGCTAGATATTTCTGACCTGCCCTTGCCGCCGTTCCAACTAATGGTACAGCCAATGCAGGGGCTACAGAGGCACTGATTCCACCTACTGCCCCACCTGTTAACAAAGGGAGCGCAGTATTACCAGCAGAGCGACTTGAGCCAATATCGAAGCCAAACTTACCAGCCATTTTTAATATGCCCTCGCCAGTTGTCTGGTTACCTGCAAATTTTAAAGCGTCTAACTCATCTTTAGACCAGCCTAATGTATTCTTTTTATTAGAGGCAAACCGCTCAATATCACGCTTCAGCTTGTTAGCATCACCACCAGCTTTACTAATTATATCTGATATAGCTTCAAACTTCTTAGACTGTGACCACTGTTTACGTGCCTTGGTAAGGCTTTCAATAGCGTCCAGGCTGTTTGATTGAATACTCTGAGGGGTTAACTGGTCAATAGAATCGTCTATAGCCCTGATAACACGACCCGCCATTTCAGCTTCCTGTGCTTTATTAGGGTTAGTAATGTCTTTTGCAATATTACCTAAAATCTGCCTATGAGCGTCAAGCGTCTCAAGTCCTATATTACCTACTGCCAAATCATCGTTTAACTGGTCAATAGCCTTTAATGTGCCTTTATATAGGTTTTTAGTAGCCTGTGTGTCAGAGTTTTTAACAATTCCTGATACAGCAGAAGAAATACCTTGTGAGGCACTTGGAGTTAGTACCGCACCAGATTTATCAGATTTCTTATACAACCCTCTAGCAACGTCTTTCATTGAGCCTAATGTCTCGTCTAAAACTTCTGATGTCCTAGCACCTATACCTTTAGCAATGTTCTTACTGCCTTTGAAGCCAGCACCTAAAACAGCGCCTGCAACAGGGAGGGCAACGCTAGCACCAGCGCCCACCCCAAGACCTTTTTTGAACTCTTGCCCCATTTCCCCTTTATCTGCCTCGCCTGCGAAGTATGCCCCTGTAGCTGGAGCGGCCACAAGCGCACGTCCCATCGCCCTTGTTCCAAGATTTCCCGCTTTTGCGAGCTTACCTGCGCCTTGGAAAGGGCTATATGAACCCACTTTTCCTGCGAGCTGTGTTGCATAATTTGCACCTTTTCCTGTATTAGCTAAGGCATTTGAACCTTGCGGGGCTTTACTAAACGCCGCTGGCAAAGTTGTACCAACACCCATTAAATTACCTGCTAAAGTTGCCTTTGGGTTAGCTTCTTGAGTAGCTTTTGTATCCGCTAATGATTGATTGTAATAATCTTTAAACCCTAAATCAGCCTTACCACCCATTGCGTCAAAAGCCGTAGCAATACCTGCGCCAATACCAGACGTAATTTTGTTACCAAACGGAATCTGTCCACCTGATATACCAATACCTGCCGCCGCTAATGCGCCCATGTCATTACCTTGTGAAGCTTTCTCCTGTGGCGCTTGTGGCTGTGGCTGATATGTAGTGCGTAACTTGTCTTTTAGGGCAGTTAATTGCTCTGGTGTTTCGCTACCAGTTAAAGAGATAGAGCGCCCATCAGGTAATTTAATTCTACGGCCTATTGTATCTTGCCCTTGTCCACCACGCATACGGCCTATTGTATCTTGCCCTTGTCCACCACGCATACTGTCTATTCTATTCTTCCAGCCATTTTGGAATTCAGCCTGTGAAGGGTCGTTTCGCACTACCTGCTTTACAAAAGTCTGCCTGTTGTCAAGAAATTCATTAGGGGTAGACGACTGGCTCAGAAGCTCCTTAGCTTTACCAATACCACTATTTACAGCCGTATCTGCATAAGCCATACGCATATCATCAGGGACTTGTTCAGCATTGGACTTATCCCAAAACTCACGCTTGTAGAAATCACGTAAATAAGGCTCTGTGTCTTGACCTTGGGAGTGCATCTGCTTTAGCTTTTGTACGTCCTGAGCGAAGTATCTAGACGATACACCAGCGAAAGTCTCGCCACCACGGTCGTTAGGATTATTCGCATAACCACCCTCAACTTTTAAAACCTTATCAAAGAATTGGTTAAAATCAGTCATTACAACCCTTCATTTAAGAAGTCGTCTAAAGATAAATCACCGCTTTGTTGGGGCGTTTGGCCAGTACGAAGCTGCATACTTTCAATTATAGAGCGTTTATTGGCGATAAATGACCGTAAAACAGCCTTTTTCTCTTCAGGGGAAGCATTTGGATCACCTAAAGTGCCTTTTAGCTCTTCACCCTCTTTAACTGTAAACGCCGCACCAAATGTCTGTTTTAACAGAGGTAGAATGACGTTACTAACTTTTGACATATACTCTTTTCTAGCAATACCATCTTTCCCAACACTCATACCTAACTGTCTTTGAATCGCATCTTCAGCACGACCAGCTAACCCATAAGTTGCGGTCTGACTTAACGTTTCAAGATCTTGTACAACATTTTCAAGATTAGGTAGGGATGCTTCCATATCAGCTAGTAAGCTAACAGCGTCACCTTGCGCAGTACCTACTTTATTAGCCGCACTAGTGGCCTCTGCTATACTTGGCTTGTAGGCTAAATCACTCTGATTTTTACCCGACTGTGTCTCAAAGTTTGCTTGACGGCCTTGCTCTATTTCAGCGCCTAAGCGCCCACTTGCACCCGCGCCACCTTTTAGAGCCATAAGCGCGTCCTGAAGCGTTTCAATCCCATTACCCTCTTCAGCTACTAATCTGTTCAATAACACACCTGTATCACCGCCCATGTCCTCACCACCATACTGTGATTTAAGACGCGCTTTTTCACCGCTCATCTTTAAATCCATAGCCATTTGAGGGTCTATCTGCATTAACTGAGCCATTTGAGGGTCAACTTGTTCACCGTTAGGCTGGCCACCAAGGATAAATTCTTGAATAGCTTTGTCCCTAGTCGCTTTTTGCTCAGCCTGTGCCGTATCAGCCTTAGCGCCATAATACGCACCCATACCGCCTTGTATGCCCTTAGCAAGCTGTTCTACGCCAGACTTCTTGACTAAATGCCCACCAATCATCTGGTGTGGCGTTTGCTTACCAGCGTTAGTCATTTGCTCTGACATGCGTCTTAATCGTGCAACGTCATTCTTGCCTTTAACTTGAGGTTTTTCACCCTGCATAATTGCGTTATAATATTTAGCCACCGCCAACACCTCCAAATAAACTACCACCAATAGCCGCACCCGCTGGCCCACCTAAGAAGCCACCACCAATTGAGCCAGCTAGCCCTAAAGCAGACCCTAAAGCGTTACTTTGGCTAGCCTGATTTGAATTATACGCGCCTAATTGAGCCTGATAGTTACTATTCACTGCACCAGCATAATCAGGACTTTGCGCACCTGCATAATTATATTGTGAGAATTGAGGGTTTGTTAACTGTTGCTGTCCTGACATAGCTAGGTATTCATTTAATGGCTGTTGTCTAGTTTTATCCAGCTCACTAATGCCTTGCTGTCTTAAAGCCATAGATTGTTGTAAAGCTCTATCAGACTCAGCACCACCAGCTAATACAGCTTGCATACGCGCATCGTTTTTAGTCTCGCCAAAGCGTTCCATTTCACGGTTATAAGCTTCACTGTTTTGGCCAATACCCTGATTGATTAAGCGCGTTCTCATAGCTTCCTCATCACGGTCAAATTGAGGGTTTAAACGGCTGTAAATAGCATCTTCAGTGGCTTTACGTGCAGCGTCTAAATCATCCTGCCCATAAACAGATTGAATATTATCATAGTTATAAGGGGTAGAATAAGCACTTTGCACTTGATTTAACGCATCCTCAGATAGCCCACCGATTTGCTCTTGCTGGCGCATCTGGCTGTCAAAGATACCCTGCATTTCAGGGGATAACTCAGTGGTAGATGTCCATTGTGGTGTTACACCCGCATTAGTTTGGAAGCTTTGTAAGTCTGGTGGGGCAATAGGTGATCCACTTACATTACCTTGTGAATCCTGCCTACGGACAGTATTAGAAGGTCGTATACCGTAACCACCAATTACATAGTCATTCGATGGCTGTTGATATGCAGAGACACTAGAGGTATAGGCATCCATTGCCTTGTTATAAGCGTCATAATCATACTCTGGTGTTCCTTGGGTTAATTCAAAGGTCTGTGAGCCATAAGGAGTGAATTGGTTGACGTTATTTAATGAGCTGTTCCATAGGGCGGTTTCTTTGTCATACTGAGATTGTGCCGCCGCTGTTTCATTAGGGTCTGGTGCTTCAGGTGCACTAGTACCACCACCTTTAAAAAGGCGTTCATCATGTAGGTACTGCGCAGCAGGGTTAGCATCAGTTAGCGATTTAAGAAATTTTATAACCATTTGCAATCATCCTTTAGCATGCCGAATGACAGAGAGTCATTACCAGTAGGAAAAGCTTGTTTATGCTTACCTTCTTCTTTAAACCCTAATCTTTTATTGAACATTACAGCGCCTTCATTGTCAGAGTCACATTGCGTCTCAACTCTTCTCAAACCTAGTTGAGTGAAGGGGTATCCGAATAACGCCCTTAGATTATGCCTTGTAGCCCATCTTTTGTCAATACTAGCTACTGTCATTTCTAAAGTGAAAGGAATTGATTTGTGTTTTCTTTGATTATTGTAAATAACACCAGCGATAATCTGGCCATCTGCAACTATGCCAATAGCTTCGCAGGGGTCAAAATAATCATGTGCTTCACCAAATTTATCCGCTGCCCATGCCGCTATTTCTTCACTTGCGCCATACAGGATCAAAGGATACCGCCTACCTCATAGACAAAATCTGTTGATTGCCAGTTACATCCGATACCATTGGCAGATACTTTCATACGGATACCCGCTGAATAGCCTAGCCCATTGATACTGCGCCAATTACGTACGATAGCATCTCCACCACCCCAGCTTGAAGTGTCCCATGGGGCTACGTTCCATAATGAATCATCTGAGCTTATATATTGCGGGGTACTCGTAGCGGCTTCATTCTTAAAGTCTGTGTTCATCTTAATAGCTGGGGTTATTTCCCCCTCTGTGGAGAATATAGGACGTGCCATTAAAAACCGTTTCTGCCTACCTTTAGTGCCAAAGTATGAAAAGGCTTGCTGGCAGTCTGCTACAATATCACTGCCGTTATCATTTTGACCAGTATCAGCCCTATAAACAGTGCCGTTACCACCAAAATATAGATTATCTTCCAGTATTTCATAACAAAATGAATTCCACCCTGTAAATTTAGTCCATGCCCCTGTGATTAAATTCATTACATACTGGTGTGAGATACTATCTTCCATACTAGGCACGTTTATTATCATTTTATTACCAATAGGATGGATGATAGGTTGCCAGCCATATGCTGATTTATAGGATCTAGCGTCCTCTAAGAATAGCTGTGAGATTTTATCTGTAACGGCGCTATTAGATTGCCCTCTATCCGTAAGCAGAGACTTAGATAATGGTAAAGCTCCATCTTCAGTTAAGACAAGCACGTCAGCGCCACCTTTAATGGCACATTTCTTGCCTATAGGCTTGCCTATTCTAAACGTACCTACCAACGCCCATGTGTTAGCACTGGAGGGGTCAGTGCCTTTGTATAGGGCAACCTCACCCTCGCTTGTGATAAACGCCGCATAATCATCTATTCCTGCCGCATTATCAATAGTCCAGTTAGCCATTGTAACCAGTGTGCCCCCAAGCTTAAATAACCCTGACAGGTCTATCTTACTCGCCGCGCCACCAATAGATGAGACAGGCAGATACCAAGCATTTAACGTGTCTTTTTCAATCAACCAGATACGCTGTTTAAAGATATTAATGTTATCAATGTCCGCTGTATTCACGCCTGTGATTGCTGGGCTTGATCCTGCGTTAATTGCACTCCACGCTGTACCATCGTAATACTGTAAATCATCTTGGCCGTTCACCATCATTAGGAAGAAACCGCCCGCTGTACCAAAATTAACATATTGAAATTTAGAGTTTGCAAGCCCTGTGACTACCCCTGCGCCTACTGCGCCCGATGCGGTAATATCAAATATACTGCCCCCAGCTACGCCAAATAGCTCCTGTGATACACCATCGTTATAGTAGACCACTGTATGAACATTAGCGCCTAATCCTGTGGCATGTTCTGCATAGCCATTACGGACGTTAACACTCGTAGTTTCAGGAAAATAATTCTCCATAAACACAGCATCAGAGTCTTTCATACTCGCTAAGTTATCACGCGCATTTAAACCACCAATAGGGGCTGGTATTGAAGTTGTGCTTGCAACCTGTTTTTTAGGTACTTGATTGGTCTTAATTGCCATAACCTGTATCACTAACGTTATCTGAGTTAATCAACCTTGTATTTGTTGAGCGTGAATTTAAAGATAATACTCTTGAGCCACCATCACGAGACATAACACGCTGGCAATCATCCTGATAATCTTTATATTCTTGCATATAATCCATGCCTTTAGAGCGTAAGAAACGCCATTTTAACCCTAGGATAAAACAGTCATCATCCAGCCTGTAAGTATCAGTATCAGCGTTCCACTGGTCTGAATAAATACCACCTTCACTAGCTGACCAGTTCTTGGTATAAAAATCATAAGCGATAGTCTGACCACTCTCTGTAGGCATAGGCTCTAAGCATAGGCGGTTATTCTTAATGTAGAATTTACGCCTTACGCCACTTGTGCCTATACCATATCTTAACACCTGCTTTTCTTGTGCTGTAATCCCACCGACTAATTCCCATTTAAAGGCATTATCGAAGAATGTACGGCTAATAAAATATGAAAATCCACCTGGCATAGGATAGGCAAATTGACCAAATATCATTGTGGTGGTTGACCCTGTGGCGGTAGCGGGGCGGTCTAACGTAACCTGTGTGGCATTATCAACACTCATAACCCTAGCCTGATAAGGCAGGCCGTTTCCTGACACCATGAAAGTACCCGCACTAATAGCGGAGGTGTCAGGAATATTGGTTATAATGTTAGAGCCTTCAGTTGTATCCCCTGTGGTGGTGGTTACGAAAGTCTGGAAGTTATGCTCTTCGTGTAAATCCTGCCACCCACCTTTATTAGAGGACATTTCAGCAAACTGCTTACCTTCTCTATTAGCTAGAGAAATCATTAATCTTGCATCATCATCCACTGAGCCAAATACTTGCGAGGGCTGTGGTAAGCTTAATTCATTAGAGGCAAATTGAATTAACTCAAGGAAGCTTGACATAGATTAGTCTTTCTGTTTAGTGGCCTTTATCTTGCCGATTTCTTCAACTTGTTTCTGTAAAGTATCAATTCTGTTTTCAAGCTCTGATTTCTCCTTAGCCCATATAGTGGCGGCCTTACTGTCTTTTGCGCCCTCAATATATGCTATAGCCTTCTTACGTATTTCCATGCCTTTGGGGACGTTACCAATCATATTATCACCAACCTCAGCTAGTTTTTCAACAGTATGGATATTCATGCCTTTAAGCTCCATTACCTGTGATTTAAGAAGGGGTGGCCATTCGTGTAGTGGAGTGCCGTCACCTACCTCTTGATTACCTTGACGCTCATAGGCTTCCCATTGCTTAGCAAATCTATGTTTATCTTGGTCTTTTACCATTCTAATAATTTGTGTGGTTTTATCCCCTAATGGGATAATCTTTACTTTTACAATATCAAAGAAAATTGGTCTGCCTTGCTTATCGCTGGCTTCCATGTCTTGCTTTGTGTCTGCGAAAAATTCTACGAATAACCCTCTATCATCACCATGGGATACATCTACGTGGTTGCCTCGTTGTGTGATTGTTGGTGTGTTTAAAGCCATGTTATTACCTTCTGTTGTTAAAAATAAGGGGGAAATTTCTAACCCCCTTATAGTTATATATTAAACGGAAGGTTTTGCAAACCATCCACGGTCGCCAGTTACCATTGCCGTAGCGGGTGAGTCATAAGCACCCCCTGTGGCGGTAACTAAGAAAGTGGTCGGGCTTACTGTACGTGAAGAACCAGAGGCCGTTATAGCGGCATTTGCTTGCGCGAATACATATAATTGCCCATCGTCACCCCATACTTGCTGTCCTAAAGCATGAGGGGCATTAACTGCACCACTTGCAATATCTACAGCAGTATAAACTTGGTCTAAATCAACCCCAAGGGTTGGTGTTACTGAATGTACCATGATTTATTTCTCCTATGATTCAGTTAGAACGCCTTGCAAAGAAGCATTTGATAAAGTCATGTTTCCAGCAAAGAGGTTAAGTTTAACGATAGCGTCTTGATTAATCGCTTTGCGCTCATCTGATTCATACGTAAAGTTACGTGAAGGATGAGGACGGAAGTGGATATAATCAGTGTTCAAGAAGTACATCGTATTTGTAGGACACGCCCCACCTTTACCACCATCAAGCACAACATCTGCCGCTTTACCTGCACCGAAATATTTCAGTGAAGTGAAACCAGCGCCAGCCATATCTTCTGATTGAATACGTTGAATGTCCTGCAAGCTACTTAGATACAAATTGTAATAAGCATTATCTGCTACAATCATATCAGTACCATCAGTACCACGAACCAAGCTAGTGGCCATTGCGTTCATACGGTCTTTAATATTTGAAGATGTTGCGGCTGTACCTGATACGGTGGCCTCATTTCTCCAAAAATCATAAGTCGCACGGTCAATACCACCAACAGTACCAGTAGTAGGATCATCAGCTACTAAAAGCTGTAAACCACCAATCTGCTTACCACCTTCGCCTGTACCATCAGAATAAACGCCTTCGCTGATTTTATTCATCATAGTACGCTCTGCATTTTTAATACGTGAGCCTAGCAAGTTGATAATGGCAGAAGCGCCACTGTTTTGTATTTCTTCAAGTCCTGAGATAACAACTGCACAAGATGCCTGTTTCCAGTCAAATTCTGCGGCTGATAATACGTCACTTGGTGAAATATCAATAGTTTCATAACCAGAGTAATAGCCGAAAGTACCGTTTTCTGCATATTCTAGCTCTTGTACGATAGTACGACCACCATCGGCAGTCTTAATGTTACCACGTTTACGTAGGCGGGAAAGTAGCGCGTTATTTTCACTAACGTTATCTGCTAATTGCCCTGTTCTGTTGCGAAGAGTCGTAGTGACTAACTCGCTTAGATTAGGTGAAGCCATGAGCTTTATCCTTTTAGGTTAAGTTTAAATTAAACCCTATTGCCCGCTTCCAACTCTTTAAAAGCCGCTTCAACGGATGCCGTAGGGTCAACATATTTTCCAGTTTGTGCTTTGGGGCTGGCCGACTTATCGGGGCTTCCTGTGACTGAAGATGCTGCTCTCTTTTTGGCTTCCACTTGAGTTTTACGCTCTTCTTTTGCCTTTGCATTTTGCTTTGCAATGAGGCTAGAGCGGACTTGTGGGTGTGCCCAGATTGCCTGTTCGTAAGCGTCCTCTAAACTGACTGCTACATCGTTTTGCAATAATGCCGCCATCTGTAGCTTAACATCATTGTAATAGATATTTGCAGGGTCTGACTCAAACGCTGTAATTTCTGCCTGAATAGTATCACTTTCAGCCTGTTCTGACAACTGGTCTTTTTGCGCAAGCTGTATCTCTAAGGCTTGTAACTTTTGCATAATATGGTCATTAGGTTGACGTTGGTTAGGTTGCTGGCTAAGCACCTGATTAGGGTCAATGCTAAACTGTTGCATAGCAGAGCGTATCATGTTGGCTTTCTGGTCTGGTGTGCCTTGGCGTAGGACATAAGACATTTGTAGATAATCTTTAATAGCGCCTTCAGGAGTACCACCCTCTGCCTCAATCATGGGCATATAAGGGGTGAATTGCTCCTTAATCGTCTTACCAAACACTCTGTCACCGTCATGGGCGGTAATCTTTTGGTGTGCCTCAGCTTCACGTTGCTTGATATAATCACGCGCTTCTTTAGGTATATCTGACCATTTTTCCTTTTGTAACCCAGACCAGCTTTGTGGGGCATGGTCTATCTCACCCTCAACTTCTGGCTCTTTAACTTCTAGGGCTTCTACTTCTTCAGACTCTTCAACTTCAACAGTAGGTTTTTTCTCAGTGTCAAGCTCTGGCTCGACTTCTGGTGTTTCATCAACTTCCTCTGGTGCTTCAATCTCAGACTCATCTACAACCTCATCTGTGTTTTTGATTTCATTCAATGCGTCTTGGATGTCATCTTCAATAGTTCTATTTTTTTCGCTCATAGTGGACTCCTAAAGCTTGTGGCCTAATTGTTTAGCTGTTGCATAAATATCTCGCTTTATCTGATCATCATTAAAGCTAAATTCTTTCTTGGGGGCTTGCTTCTCATTGCCCATAATTACACCGCCAGCTTCTTTAACTGCCTTGTAATAAGAAGACTTGCTATCATAGTGCTTACCATTCATAGGGTTTAAAGTCCTATCCATGTTGTCTGATATAATATTGTGTAATGGTTTAAGTTGCGATTTAAAGCCCTTGTTAGCCTCTCTAATTAACTCAATGCGTAAATCGTAAGATTGGATAGCTAGGGTGCGCTCATCACGCCCTAAATCGATAATAGGGGTAGTCAATAATGTGGATGCCATTTCATCTAGACCAAGATCGATAAGTTTATTATATTGTGTCATTGTAATAGCAGAAATACTGCCTCCTCCTCGTCAATTTGCTGAGTTACTTTGAACTATTTGACCTAATGCTTCAATCATAGCTTTCTGACCGTGCATTAACTGAGTAATAGCTTGGTCATTCTGCTGTGTGTCTTTTACCTCACGCTGTACGGTATTTTCTTTTATGGAATCCATTTGTATAGCAGCCTCTAACTTCATACGCTCTATCTGTGCTTGTGAATCTAGCTCCATTTGCTTAATTTGTACGGCAGTCTGTGATTTCATCTGCTCAATCACCTGTTGCCCCTGTAACTTGGCAACATCGGATTGATGACCCGCAACTGTTTTTTGTTGCTCAGACTGTGCTTTTTGCTGTAATTCCTGCGTTTTAATCTGTCCATTTTGTTGAAGCTTTTGGCCTTCAATTTGCATCTGTGCTTTGGCTTTCTCTGCCTCTGGGTTAGGTTGTTCTTGAGGTGGTTGCTCTGCTTTTTTCTTCATGCTCTCAAGTGATGCTTTCATAGTCTGCTCTAACTCACGACCAATCTTAAACCCACGTACACCAAACATTAGCATCTCACCAGCTAAGGGCTGTAATTCAGGTGGTAACATGACTGACTTCTCCATAAACGTGGATACAGCCGTAAGGAATTCAATCCTTGACTGCTTATCCGCCTCTTGATCCCCTTTAATTGTGCTGTCAGTCTCAATAGAGATACGGAAACTACGTGCCATATCATCATTAATAAGAGCAATAACATCTTCCCATGTAGGCTTTTCAAGTAACGTAACTTGATCCTCATCAGGCATTGGAGGGGGTGGCGCTCCTTCAGGTATTTGCTGTGCCATTTGCTGGGCTTGTTGCATTTGGCCTTGTAACATCTGCTTTTCTTGCTCTGATAACAGCTTAATGCCAGATAGTTTCTTGATTGTCTCTGGGCTAAAGTGTTCCGCTACTATCTCAGTGATTAATCTTACTAAATCACGGCCGAAGCGTTGAACCTCTGCGCTCATTGCATCAAGTCTTAGTGAGGCAAATTGCCCTTTAATGCGCTGTGCTGTAGCTGTTTCGTTAGGCTTGGATGATCCACGTACAATATCGCTAATACCTGTAATCTCGTACAAGTCCTGTTTAACACGCTCTCTAGCATCGTATAATGATAGTAATGTCTGCACAATTTCCTGCATGGGGATAAAGTCAATAGTACCCTTTAACCCACCCTTCTCAGCAAACATAGCCCAGCTTTCAACTGGTACAAGCTTATCATCGTAACCACTAGTAAGGATACTCTCTAGCCCTTGGACAGAGCTATCAAACACACCAGCCACACGAATAGAGCCTGTAACGCCTTGAATACGCGCTGTTAACTCGTCTAATTCCATAGCTTGGTCTTGATATTGAACATAAAATGGCGTGGGGATTAAACTATCATTACTCACTGTGCTATACAGAGGCTTAGGGCAGGGGAAAAACCCTGTTAGCCCTAATGGGTCGTCTAATTCATCTAATTCCTGTGGGCAGTCTCTACAGACCCAGCATACCTTAGCCGCTACTTTATCCCATACTTCATAGATACAGGCTTTCTTACGTATAATCTCGTCACCGTCTTGAGTGATGAAATCTACCTTATCTGCGACTTCCTCACCAAATCTAGTCTTAACCTCAGCCTTAGCCATATGGACTTTACGCCATACCATGCGCGTTTCTTCCCACGTTCTAGCCCATGAGTGGCCAAAGTCTTTCCAGTGAACGTAATCAACTACTACGTCCTCATACTCTAGCTCTTCATCTGCAATATCTTCGCTAACCTGTGCGCCTTCAATTTCCTCGCCAACATCTTCCTTGACTGTGTTAAAGGTTGGTAAATATCTAACCCATGACTGGCCACGTCCTACAAGCAGGTAATCTAGCACTAGCTGTTTCATGGAGTAATCAAACTCATCACTATCAACGTAATAGCTTGTGCCACGTTCTAGCACTCGTGAGGCTATAATGCCTAGCTCATCATCATCTTGGAATCTACGCTCAATATTAGGCTTAGGGGCTTGTGAATATACAGCAGGGGCTAACGTCTGTGTGTTTGACCATAATATGTTGAATTGTGACTTGGTGGAGTGGTCGTCTCGCTCATCAGTGTAGCGTTTAACAATCTTATCAGCCCTGCCTGTCCATTTTTTAAACTTCTTCTCGTAGAAATCAATTTCTTTTAAGTAATACTCTACGTTCTTATTATATGATACATCTGGGGTCATATGCGTTTACTTCCTACACTCTTAGGCGCGCCCATAGTAAACACGTCTTTTGCCGTTAATTTTGGCACAACTATTATGTTTTTGTCAATAGGTTTGCGTACATCAGGTGTGCGCCATACCTGTGAAATTATTTCAAAGGCATCACAAGCATGAGAAAACCCACCAAAATCATGGTCTGGCTCTTTTGAATATGTGCCTTTATCATCGTTGTACTTAAACTGATATTTCTTTAACGCTCTAATTCCTTCAGGGCATCGCTCACTATCAAAGTAACACTTGTCAATAACATTACGTGCACCTTGTATCTGGTTTTGTTGTGAGGTTGAATTAATGGCTTTCATCTTGATACCTAGTTCATACATCTGATCCACCATTGACCGCCCACCAGCCTGTAATAGCTTGTTCCTAGCGTCATGTGGCCCAAAATGATTGGAGTATTGGTATTGCTTTCTATGCTCACAGCCCTCTATAAACTCTCCTAGCTTAAACTTCTCTATCTTACCGTTTACACCGTAGATAATACTCTCATCAGGAATTAGTCTGCCATATATTTGCTCACAGTATGTTTTTATATTCTCCCTGTTATCCTCGAAGAAATCTATAATGCGGATTTCATTACCTGATATTTGCACCCACCATATAGCTGTATAATCTGAGTAACCTATATCCCATACGGTGAACACTGCCAATTCAGGCTCAAACAAGCCCTTGTCTACAATACGGCCTTCTTGACGTGCTTTTTCCATCCACTTGCCGTAGACTGCCGCGTCTGAGTTGGTGTTAAAGCTACCATTCCATATCCAGCCATACCTATCAGGGTTATTCTTCTTATCACGTAACCTGACCTTATTAAGGCTTTCAGGAAACCATGGATTATCATCGTAGTTAATCTTGACACAATTTGTCTCATCATCTGCGTTATCAACAAACATCGTGTGTATAGGATCTTCTTCATCATCAGGATTCCATGTAGCCCACAGCTCACAGTCAGGGAAATCACGCATAACAGTAGGGATGAGGTATGTTAAGGAGTTCTGGCTCACCTTCTGGGCTTCCTCTAGCCATGTACGGCGGACGGCGTGTAAGCCCTTTACCTCTGCAATATTAGACTTTAATCCGTAGAATAGAAACTCATTACCATTCTTACAGCGTATGTATTCCTTACCAACATCAAAAGCATCCTGTACGCCAAGCTTGATTATCTGCCCTGATATAACCTTGAACACGCTATCTTTTAATGATTTCTGCAACTCACGCCCACATAGGAATATCCAAGGCTCTTCTGCCAAGCGCATAATGTCTACAATAGCCATGTTTGCAAATGCTATTGTCTTAGCACCGCCTCGTCCGCCATATGCTCCCCTGTAATCGTAATCACCTTGGAATACTGGGGTTATCTTTTCAGGAAGTTCAACTCTCATCTTTTTTGGCTGATACCGATACTAGCTCAATGCTTTTAGGGAATAACTGCTCACCACCACTTGTCACGTCTGTGTCTGTTTTGTCTGAGTATCCATGCTTGGTTAACAGTAGCTTTACAAGGCTTGCATTATATGTTCCATTAAGCCCCTTAGTCCATGCTACACGCTGTTGCGTAGATAGTATTTTCCCTAACATGCTGGAAAACTTAGCTTTTGTTTTGTCCTTACCCCATTCCTCTACAGTGGAAATGTTTATGTCTAATGCTAATGATAATCCTATTAGTGAGGGGAAGGCGTCACCATGAGCTTCATAGTTCTCTATGTACTCTTTGGTCTTAGTTAATATCTCTGGATTGTACTTGGTAGGTCTACCACACTTACAGGGGTCATGTTTACAGTGTCCACATTGTGCCATGAGTAACCCTTTCTATTAAACGTCAATTACAGCTATCTTTTGGCCAGCTATGATTTCTACTGTGAGTGGTCTATCTGCCGCCATCCACATTGTAGCGCTTGAGGCTGTGGGGTTAGTGCCTGTCTCTACGTAAACTGCTCCGCCTACTGATTCAATGATAGCAAACTTACTGTTTATGCCAAATGACGCTGATTGTTGAGACGTACCGCTTGTGGTTAATGCCGTTTGGATAGTCATGCCACCTACATCAGGGAGTGAAACAATGCTTGAACCTTGACTGTATGGTGCGTGTGTTAATTCGTGTATGCGGAAAGTAGCCATGAATAACCCCTATTTGATTAATTTAATTAAATATACGGTATCCATTAGGTATAGTCAATGTCAAATCTCACTATAACAGAAATCTACGTAAACAACATTATCATACCCTACCTGTATCTTATGTATGTAAATGGCTCTCTCGTGGTCAATGTTGAAGTTATGCCGCCTGGCTATATCCCTTAGTAGGTTCTGCTCATGTAGTAGCATTAACGCTAATCCGTCCTCACTTGTCACTTAAAACTCCTCCTTGCTCGACTTCACTCATCTTTCTGTATTTTTTTAGAAAGCCCAAAG